CTGGTTCCCTGCGGGATCAACCATTTTGGTGAGGTACTTGGTCCCATACTGCCCATCGAATGCACGGACGAATGTTACCTCCAGGTGAGGGAACGACAAGCGTTCTTTTTCCTTGCCGACGAACGCGGAGGCGGCACCTTCCAGCTTGATCTCGGTGGCTCGATTATAAGCGATGATCGCGCTAGCGGCAATCCCTATGTGGCGGATCAGCATGTAGTCCTCTGCCAGAACTGTGACCACGTTCCATAGGTACTCGTTCAAATCCTCCTGGCTCGCCAGCCAGCGCGCCCACAGAATGACCGCCTTCGCCTTTTCGAGATCCTTCTCGTCCGGCTTCGGGGCATTGGGCAGCAGGGAAAACTGGTCAGAAAGACTCAGATCCGCGGTTGCGCCTAGGGGATCAGACCTCTTGTGGTACCCGTCCATCCTGCACGCCCTCGCCGCGTAAGACATGTAGGTCTCGGTCTTGATGTAAGCGATCCGGCCGGACCCGCTGCAGGGATCGAAATCATCCTCCCGATCGCGACCTTCGGCTTCGTCGCAAAAGAGTTCGGCCGCCGTGGACAATTCGATGGGGGCCTCGCCGACTACCCGAACGAGGTGAAAGTCCTGAAACAGTCCCGGGCGGATCTCTTTGCGCTGAACCTCCAAAACGTCCAGAGTCACAGACTCGACCCCCAGCGCGGAAACCTCAGCGACCAGTATTTCGAAATTGTAGTCTGGAATCGAATAGGTTGCGTTCACGATAGCGACTCCCTCAGTTCTGCGATGGTCAGATAGGTTTCGAGAAAGGCCTCGCCCGGGGCATCCAGCCGAGGATCCTCTGGTATGGCGTGGCGGGGGTCCCCACAGATGGCAAGCGCCAGGTTCACCAACCGAGTGACGTATAGGGGCTTGCGACCGCTGGTCGCCTGGTAGAACTTGCGATGGTCAAAATTCTGCTCGTATCGTTCGTAGGCAGCGACGGAGAGTTGAAACAGGCGGGTTCGGTTGGCGGATCTCATAGGCTGGCCCTCCTGCCCGGGACCAGGCGATCCCGGGCGTTTCCCTTGGCTACGGCTTGTCCGCCTGTCCGAGCGATCTTTCCAGCTGCCTCAGCGCCCAGTCTCGTGCCTGTCCCATCGTCGAGATGCACGCTTGGGGCGCGAACTCGGAACCGAACACCTCTGAGGTGACGTCTATGCCGGGGGCACCGGTCCCACCGGCAAAGGACTCGAACACCTTCAGGCCCCCTCGCCACATGAAATGAGGGTCCTGGTGGCTGGAGTCCAGTGAGACCGAGATCAAGTAGTCTCCGGCCTGCTCTTGAATCGTGACCTGGCCTGGTACCATCTGACGTGCTATCATCGGGTTTCTCCTTTGGGGGTCTAGCGGATGTTGGCGGAAGCGACAACCCAGCCGCGTCCATCGACGATGACCGAGTAGGAGGTGGGGAGATTGGTTCCGCAGTTCCAGCACATTGGCCGCTCGACTGTTCCAGTTCGGACCTCGCCTCTGTGATTGAACTCTATCTCGGTGCCGTTGGGGATTTTGGTCGTTTTTGCGTCCATCTTGTTTCTCCTTTTGGCGGTCGGCTGTGTTTGCTTTACGGTCTTATGATACCACATTTCGCCTACCTTGTCAAGTGTCAATTGACTGTTCCTGAGATTTCTAGGAGTTTTTATCGTAGAGTTGCACCTTGACAGACTGGAGGAACCATGGTAAACTGGATGCACTCCTTTGAAAGGGGCCGATTATTGGCCCGACTCCTTTCGTGACGGCTGGAATGCTCGGGGGTTTGGCGGCTCCCGGGCACGAATAGAACGGGTGAAGTACAACCCGGTACCAAAGAGCCCCCAGCGAAACCATCGCTGGGGGCTCTGCATTCCGCCAAGTGTCAGGAGAGGGCGACGATCTCCGGTGCCTGATGGCTTACCGTACAATCCTCCCGGGCGTGGTCGTCTCGCAATCGCACGAACCCCGCATGCCGCATCTTGCCTGTGATGGTCCATCGCTCGAATCTAACCTCTGCGGAAAACTCGCTCCCAGCGTCGAGGGTATCCTTGATACTCTTGCGGTCCACCCGGGTCATACCACCACACGAACCGATGTACCGCAGCGACTCGTCGTCCTGGACCAGGTAACACTGGAGGCTACCGGCCAACCCTGCCAACTGTCCTTTGCCCTCAGTGTACCCAGTGACCCAAGCGTCCACCGTTTTGGTTCCTTTGATCTTGTACCACTTTGGGTTTTCGTAGGTACCCGACAGCGCCTTGAGAACAGCGCCCTCCTGGCCCTCTGCCAACCACTGATCCAGGGTTTCCTTTTTGTGGATGGTTTGCCGCAAGGGGACCATGACATCACAGCGGCCGGCCCACGACATCCATACGGCATAGGAAAGGGCTCCGGTGACTACTGCTCGAATGGGAATCTGATCTCTAAAAGGCCAGCCAGTCTTCCCAATCCCGTTATACCGGGGCACGTCCAGCACCACGATCAATCCCTTTCGGACCTTGTACAATCCCCCAGCGGACAGAAAGGTCGCGGCAGGTTCTGCCATAGGCCGGAGGTCCGGGTTTCGAGGATAGGCACACCATTCGACGTCGAGCACACTGTCCGCTAGACTGGCGCAATACAGAGGCGGGAAGTTGGCGGTCACATCGGTGTCTTTCCTATAGAGTAAGGCTGGCTTGCTGGGGTTTGGCGGAAACACTATCCGGCCTCGGTTCCCATCGACCTTGAGTTCCAGCACGTACTCCGGATCGTCTTCGGAGAGAATGCGCGACACGATAGATTCGCTCGACTTCGGCTTCGGGTAGGAGTAAGGCACTTTCGGGGCTCCTTTCGAGATGGGCGGACAGATCCGCGTATGCGAGTTCCCATAGATCCTTGACAAGGTACACTTGTTGGGATACAATGGGTTTATAGACCGACATCGGGAGAACAGCGACCTGAGAACCATCCGGCCAAACCAAAGGGGCACCACAGGCGCCTCCCTTTCGCTTGGGCCGGAAATAGGAATCGGACTGCCAACTGCTATGACCAGCACCGCGAACCCCAGCCAACTGATGAGCGAAACAGCGGTTCCGATAGTGGTCATGGCCTGGCGGGTCCCCAAGATGGGCGATTCCGGCACTCCTGCAAACCGGGCAGTTGGTTACCACAAAGTCCGTCCCCATAGTTCTCACCTCCAGAAGTATGATACCACACAAGCCACACAATGTCAAGGGACAATTGACGAATGGCAAGCGAGACAAAGGGGAGAGACCTCTAGCGGGTAGGAGTAGTCTGCATGGTGATAGTGAACAGCGGGAGCCCCACAAGAACAAAAGCATTCGGAAGCTGGAGGGAGATCCCCGCGTTCGATGGAGAGGGTTACTTGGCGACGGGCGCGAATTTTGTCCGGGTACTTGGAAATATGACGTTGGGCGGCAGCGCGCTTCTTCGCCCGGCCTCCAGGAGACTCGTTGTAGCGCCGAATCGTGGCGCGCCCGTTGGGGCTTTTCTCGTAGCGTCTGCGAACAGCTATGCCTTTTTCAGACCGCGCAAAACGGAGCATGGTTTCCTTGCCCGCATCTGTTTTCTGATACTCGGCTGTTCGCGCCTTCGCGCAGGTCTTGCAGATTCGGCGGAGGCCATCGGGCGTAGTGCGATTGTGGTGAAACTGATCAAGCGGTTTGGTCTTTTTACAGGCTGAACAGGTTTTCATCGAGCGTCCTTTCGCGAGGGCGATTAGTAGCATCATTATATACGAAAGGCGGCCGCATGTCAAGCGTGCAGGAACCGCGGATTGAGTTCGTAGCCTTTGAAGAGTTGATCAACTGGCCCGGGCAACCAAAAACACATGACCTCGCGGGGCTGCGCAGGAGTATCGAAACTTACGGGTTTATCGACCCTCCAGTTATCGACGAGCGCAGCGGGCAGCTTGTAAGGGGGCATGGGCGTATCGAGGCTCTGAAATTGCTTCGGGAAATGGGGAACGCTCCCCCTTTGTGGGTGGTCGAAAAGGAGGACGGTACCTGGCTGATCCCAGTGGTGAGGGGGATCTCTTTTCGTTCCGACAAGGAGGCAAAGGCCTATCTGATCCGAGACAACTTGCTCACTCAGGCGGGCGGCTGGATCGAGGACAAGCTGGCCTCTGCCCTCTTGGAACTGGCCGAGATTGGAGAGGTGCCTTTCACCGGCTTCACCCAGACCGAGATCGGTGTGATACTGGAGGACTATGAGATCCGAAGAGGCACCGAGCAGGACGACTCTCACGACCTGGTCGGAGTTAACTGCGGCCTCGGTGCATGCGCGGCCATCGTCGACGAGTCCCTTGTCGAGAATTGCATCGAGGTGGTCCAGCGGATGTTTGACCAGGACCCCACCAAGGGGATCCATGGGCTGCTGCAGTTCGTGTTGAACGACGAGAGTTTCCTATCGCTTGGGGCAGAAGAACCCCTGGAAGGGCTGGAGGATGAAAGCGCACCTGGTAACGAGTAAGGAGAAAGCGGGCCTGTACACGGCGAGAACTCTCCGCCTGGCGCTGGCGACTGCTGGCATTGCGGAGGCTACCCCCCGGCGAGGCGGATGTGATCCTTGTGTCCGTCGATGATGTCGTGGATCTCCCGGTAGTCAAGCGGGCCAAAAAGATCGCAAAGGCTTGTAAGCGGCCACTCTTCGCTGGGGGCTTCGAGGGCTTCGGCGGCGAGTTCCTATTGCCCCATGTCGATGGGATCAACGTGGGTGAAGGCTTCGAGTTTTTCCGGGATCTCGCCAAGTGTCAGGATCCCATGGAAATGAAGGAGCAGCCATACGTCCTCACAGAGGACAAAGAGGTGGTCATCCCTAGCACATTTATCGATCTCAACAGTATCCCTCTCGCCCAGGTCGGAAAGAAGTATTGGTACTACCTGGCGGGCAGGGGCTGCAAGGGGCGTTGTGCTTTTTGCGCGACTACCTACACGACCAAGTATTGGTCGAACAGTAAGGCCCGGATCGAGGCTGCGGTTCGGGAAGTGGAGTCGCGTAAGTCCAACACCCTGAACCTTGTGTCGAATGACTCGGAGCCAATGAACCGGCCCTCGAAAACCAGACACAACGCTAGCGTTCGGGTAAAAGACTACCTGGACCACTCCGCCAGGTTCAAAGGTGTGAAGATGATACACTTCGGGGTGGAGGCTTTCACCGAGTCCATGCGGAAACGGTACCGCAAGCCGATCAAGACGGAAGAGATCCAGCAGCTGATCCGGGTAACCGAACGACTCCGCCAACCGTGCGAGTTCTTTTTCCTCGGTGGGCTGGAGTCTTTCGAGGACGTCATGGCGTGGGCGGAGGGGGTCCCTACCAGCGCAGCCGCGTACCCAAGGATCCACTTGAAGATCACCCAGCTTGACCCGAGCGCGCATACTCCCCTATGGGCGTATGACCTGCGGCAGTTTCACGTATTCGACAAGACGCAGCAAAAGCTACTGATCGACACCTTGTCATCGCGCAACCGTAGGTTCCGCATGTTCAGTTCCCGAAACCCGAGTTCGGCATTCCATCGCTCCTGTTTGCGGCGGGCAAGTCCAGCGGAGGCGGTTCTCCTTGGTAGTATGGACGACTGGCACATGCTGGGGAGAGACGGCTTCTTCGAAAAGCTCGACAGGATGAATCTCGGGCATCTTGCGACCTACGATGGTAGGCCAATGCCCAACAGCCAGATTCTGACTCCACACAAAAAGACCTGTATCAAAGAGGCGGCGCGCTGGGGACTGGTTCCGATCAACTACAAGTGGAAGGGGTTTTCAGATGGCGAGGGATGTAGTGTTCCGCAGGGAGATCCAGCTACAACTTGAGGCGTGCGCAGCGGCGGGGGTCTCGGTGCCCAAAGAGATCCGGGAGTTTTTCCCGGATCTGGCGCTGGAAGTCCTCGAACAGGTCTACAACGAGGGATACCTGCGAGCACTCGCAGTTGTTGCCATAGCGTACAAGGACATCAATGAATACCCGAACGTTCGACTTGGGTTCGGGTATCCTACGAGCGCAAGTATACAGCGACTCCAAAAGAAAGGGCAGACTGATGAAAGGGCTCAACAACAAGGGGGTTCGGCGGATGACCAACAAGGAACGGCAGGAGCGCCAGGATCGTAGGCGTAGCAAGAAGCGAGGGCGAATGATCTCGCTCTCGCTGGCAACCTCGCCAAGGGTCGGCGACGGCTCTGAGATCTCGGTGAAAGGGCCGGATGGTCACTTCGCTGGGACGCTGGTTACCCGGGCGGACGATGTCCTACTCGTTTCTGTTTCCGGTCTCCAGGTGGATACTGGCGGGTGGGCGTCGATCCAACCTGGCGCGGAGGCGTCGATCACTTTCGTGATCAGTTCGGAGTGCGAGGAATACTTGCGCGCCGAGGCGATCATCCGGTCGCGCGAAACCCGCAGCGGCAAAGAGTCAAGGGTGATGGAACGGGAGGGTTGGAGATGACAAAGCGCGAAAAGGCCAAAGAGTCAAGCCCTTATGACCTGGGGGAGGTATGGCTGCACCAAGAGAAGCGGAGGCGAATTCGCCCCAAAGCGGCTGCTGACGTGAACCCCTATGATTTGAGCGAAGGGGCAACGCAGCGACTGAGGCGCGAGATCGCAATTCGGGGGAATGGGGGTCGGCGATGACGGAGGAATCCAAACATCGAATCGAGTATATCCCCCTGGAGGCGTTCCTCGAACACCCGGCCAACCCGAAGGGACATGATCTCAGCGCGATCGCGCAGTCGATTCGTGACTTCGGATTCGTGGACCCCCTCCTGATTGACGAGCGCACCGGTTACATAGCCAAGGGGCATGGCCGGCTGGAGGCACTAAAGCGTCTGCGGGACAGTGGTGAAACGGCACCCTTGAGGATCAAAGTGATCGAGGGCATCTGGCACGCGCCCGCAGTGCGTGGCGTGTTCTTCGCTTCGGACCGAGATACCCTCGGGTATCTCATTGTGGACAACAAGCTCGAAATGACAGGCGGCTGGAACGACGACCTACTCAAGGAATGGGGCGACGAACTCGGGGCGGAGGAAGTAGGCCTGACTCAGGCGGACCTGGAACAGATGGAAGAGGACTCAGACGGGTCGATCCCCATTCTGCCCTATGACGAGGAAGTCGACACCGGCAACCACGCCGGGCGGGTAGGGGTTACAACCCCGATCTGGGTTTCCTTCGGGGCGTGGGGTTGTTTGGTGGACCGGGATCTCGTCGCTCCGGTGACCAGGCGCTTTGATCAACGCTGGGGGGAAGATCCTCAAGACTCGATCCCTGCATTCTGCGAGTACATCCTCGAACTAGGGAAACGGTATGAATGACTACCCCTTCGACCAAGACAACCCGCTCGACCTCTGCCCGGGCGAAAGGACCATGGCCAACTCTGCCCTCCGGGACTATTTCCGCCTGGGGATCAAAAGGTCCTACACCAAGCTGGCAGCCGCGTACCGCAAAGAGGCTGACGAGGATGGCAAATCAGTCCCCACTCGGCATCTGACCACGATCAAGCGTTGGGCGTCTCGGTACTCCTGGCAAGCACGAGTCCGGCAGCAAACAGACAAACACGAGTCGATCCTCGACGAGGAAATGCTGGACCGAGCACGAACCGCCAAGGAGAACCGCCTTCGAATGATCGGCACTGCCAAGAGCACACTGTCACAATCTTTGGTCATCCTCGCCAAAAAGATCGGGTATGACTACGAACGCGTCCAGGCTGGCGAGGTTGTAGACGCTCCGATAGAGATCGGCGATCTGACGAACGCGCTCCAGTCGATCTTTACTCAGGAGCGCCTGGAGTACAACGAGGCAACGAGCCGGTTGGCTGTCAAGGACGAGACCGAGAGGATGTCGGATGATGAACGGTTCCGGACTGTCATGGACATCGTTAACTACTCCAGAACTCGAACTGATCAGCCGAATGGCGAGCCCGAACATCCTGTTCAAGCTCAGGTACTGGGATGATCCTTCTGGGTTCGTCCGGGACTGTATCAAGTTCAGACCAGGCGACGGACCGACTCCGTACCAACTTGAGATTCTTGATCACATCATGCCGGAAAAACGGATCACCGCACGCGGGCCGCACGGTATGGGCAAGACCACAACCGCGTCATGGGCAATTCTATGGTTCGCACTGACAAGAGATGGACTGGACTGGAAGGTCGCAACCACGGCAAGCGTTTGGAGGCAGTTGACCAAGTTCCTCTGGCCGGAGGTTCGCAAGTGGGCGCGAATGATTCGGTGGGACCTGGTCGGGCGAAAACCTCTGAACGACCGCACCGAACTGCATTCCATGTCTTTGCGACTGAGAACGGGAGAGGCGTTCGCGCTGGCGAGTTCGGACCCCAGCGGGATCGAGGGCGTTCACGCGGATCACCTCTTGTACGTGTTCGACGAGGCCAAGGCGATCATGGCGGCAACCTTCGACGCGGCCGAGGGCGCTTTCATGGCGGCGACCCAGCGGTCGGACACAGAGGCGTATGCCATGGCAATCTCTACGCCAGGCGCGCCCGAGGGACGACTGTATGATATCCATTCGCGTAGGCCTGGATATGAAGACTGGTGGGTGCGGCATGTCACCTGTCAGGAGACCATCGACGCCGGCAGAATCGATCCTGAAAAGGTCGAGCAGCGCGCTCGCCAGTGGGGGCGCGAAAGCCCCACGTTCCAGACGAGAGTCATGGGCGAGTTTGCCCACGATGACGAGGCCGGAATCATTCCGCTGTCTTGGGTCAACGCGGCAATCGTCCGTCACCATGAATGGATGGCAGCGATCGAAGAGAACCCGAAAGCTCTCGGGGTACTTACGGCTCTCGGGGTTGACGTTGGAGGCGGGACCGCAGCGGGCGACAAAACCACCCTTGCGCTGGCCTACGACATCGTCAAAATACTCGAGATCCGCAAGTTCAACGAACAGGCACCGGAGACCGCACTGATGGAGACTGTTGGGCGCGTAAAGGGGATCCTCGACCAGAGGGGTGGGATCGCATACATCGACGTGATCGGGATTGGGGGCGGGGTGTTCAGCCGGCTCCGAGAGCAGAAGATGCCGGCACGCGCGTTTGTGGCCTCCAAAAAAACGGAGTTCAAAGATGTCAGTGGTGAACTCGGGTTCTCCAACTGGCGCTCCGCGGCTTGGTGGATCACTCGGGAACTGCTCGATCCCAACGCAGACGTGGGGGTGTGTCTCCCGGATGACGAGGAATTGATCGGTGAACTCACAACCCCGAAGCATTCGGTACTCAGCGGCGGCAAGATCCAGGTCGAGAAAAAGGACCAGATCCGAAAGCGAATAAAGCGGTCGACCAACTGTGCGGACGCGGTAGTCCAGGCACTGGTCGGTCCCCACCTCGCAAGGGAAGAGCGTGAAAGAAACCAGGTCGAGGTGGTCAACCGGGCACGACGATCAATAAGCGGGAGGCTCACCTAATGGAAAAACAACCACTGAGAACAAGGATAGCGGACACCGTTAGCGGCTGGCTGGGGCAACCAAAGCCGACAGCGCTGACAGCGACCAACCGGGCGTTGGAAAAGGCGATCTTGAGATCCTACCAGATCGGCCTCCAGCAACCGGGCCAGATGGCAAAGTGGTTGAAAGAGGCCTCTGGTAACACAAACACCATGATGACCCTGATCGCCAACCTGAACGGGATCAACGTGGGCACGGATGTCGAGCGGCAGCGGGCGGTAGAAGAGGCTCGTCGGCTGTTCCTGCGAGATGTAACCGCGCAGTTTATGATCTGGCTTTGGACCAACTACGGTTTCGGCGAAACGATCTCGCTCACCTGTGAGGACGAAAAGGCGCAGCCTGTTTGGAATGAGTTCTTGACCAGCGACGAGAACCAGCCTATCCTCGGTGAGGGCATCCAGCCCGACCTGTCCGAACAACTCCTGACAGACGGAGAACTGTTCCTTGTCTTTTTCATTTCAAAGATCGATGGCGCCGCAACTGTGCGGCTGATTCCTACGGACGAGATCACCGAGATCGTCACCCACCCGGAGGACAACATGACTCCGGTCTGGTACAAGAGGGAGTACACCACAAACACCTCGACGAGTTCAACCGTCCAGACGGTTTACTACCCCGGGTTCGACGCGCTGGTGGCGAACGAACTTGAGACGGTCCCCCTACCGCAAGGCGCAAAACGGGCGGACCAGATCCTGCTCCCGAAATGGACGGAAGTCTGTATCTACCATGTCGCTCACAACCGCAAGAACAAACAGTCCCTGAGGGGTTGGCCTTTGATGACCGTGGCTTCACCGTGGGTTCACGAGCACACCCGATTCCGGGAAAACCGCGCAACCGTGTCCGAGGCGGTCGCGATGTTCGTGCGAGAGGTGAAAGCGACTCAGGGCGGAACCCGGGCAGTAGAGTACATCCGGTCCCAACTCGCCAGCCAGAAGGGTACGGGGGAGGATTTTTACAACCCGGACCGGGAGCCTGTGGCGGACAGCTTTGTGACAAACGACGCGATGAAGGTCCGAGAGATGAGCATGGGCACCGGGGCGGGCGATGCCAAGTATGACGGTGAGGGCTTGCTCCAGATGGTAGGCCTCGGGGGTGGGATCTACCCGCACTGGCTGGGGTCCGGCGATGCCTACCGGCTTGCCACGGCGACCAGTATGGAAGGCCCGATGTATCGGTTGTTCTCCCGGTACCAGGCGTTCTGGTCTGCCGCAATTCGCAAAGTGCTCCGCATCGTTCTCGTCATGAACGAGCGACACGGTCCTGGCAAATTCAAGTCCTACAAGGCGGAAGTCAGTTCCGACCGGCTGGTCGAGATGGACTCGGACAATATCACCGAGTCGGGATCTCGAATCATGGACAAGGTCATCCTCCCGGGGCTGGCGAACGGGCTCCTGAACCAGCGAGAGGCCGCACTCCTGGCGCGATTTCTGGCACGGACCGAGGTGCAGTCGTTGGGGGCAGAGGATGCGGAAACGATGGTTCCCCAACTACCCGATGGCGCGGAAACTGTCCCGGGAGTCCCTGACCCGGAGCCGATACCTGATGCCCTCCAGCCTGGCGATGAAGAGGACGAGGATGTCGAGGAAGCGCGTTCTTGGAGCGCGATCGCGGAAATACTCTACCAGAACGCCGGCAAGTACGATCCGGAGATCCTTTTGCACTACGCGCTGCAGGAAGTGAGGGAGAATGCAAGCGACGATCTCAGAAAGTAAAGCGGGATTCAAGCAGGACCTGCGGGCGTTGTCTCGGCTCCTTTGGACCGGGGCAATCGAGCAGGGCGAGTATATCAACCGGATGTACGGGTCCATCGACAGATACCTCTCGGAGGCGTTTTACGCTGGGGCAAAAACGGTCGGTGTCAAGCCGGCCGACATGACTTTCGAAGAGCATACCGAACTGCTCCGCATGTTGACCCAGCAGCACCAGTATATCCCAACTTTATCGCAAGCGATTTGGGATAACCGAAAAGGGGTCGGGAAACTGACCCCGCTATTGCGGCGGCTGGACATGTGGGTGAACGCGTACTCGAAATTCAAAAACGAAGCAGCCGCACTCGTGGGAAAAAACCTGAAACTCATGTGGAAGTTGCACGGGTTGCGGAAAACCGAAAAATCTTGCGGCGACTGCCTGAGGCTGGACGGGCGGATCTACAGAGCCAGCGTCTGGAAGAAGTGGGAGGTGGTGCCGCAGTCAAGGCACCTCGCATGTGGCGGCTTTCAATGTGCTTGCATTCTGGCGCCTGCGCCTGCGGGGACCCGAGTTACACCGGG